GAAGGAGGGCCGAGACTACCCGGTCCATATAGGATGAATCCGCGCCCATCAAGCAGTGAAAATCCAGATAGCTGCATCAAAAACGGTCAACCAGTTCATGACGTTGTTTGGTCTTCAGCCTACAACAAAGAGCAGACTCCCTACGTCAATAGAAGACCCGGTTGATGACCAGGAAGGCTATTCGGAGTATCGCAAGAACGGGTAGACACTAACCCGCAGCATGGACAATAACGTCCATGCACCCCGCCGAAAAATACTGCTCTGATATTCTCAGCGGAAAGATCGTCGCCTGTGAATGGGTGAAGCTTGCGTGCCAGCGTCAAGCCAACGATCTAAATCGCGTCGGCACTGATCCTAAGTTCAAGTGGTCATTCTCTAAAGCACGCGCACAACGTGTCATCGACTTTTTCAAATACTGTCGCCATACCGAGGGCGAATGGGCAGGGCAGCCAATTGTGTTGTCTCCTGCCGACCAGTTCATGGTGTGGGTGGTTTACGGCTGGATCGACAGCGAAGGGCAGCGGCGATTCAGGGAGGTGTACGAAGAGAAGGGACGCAAGAATGCCAAGACGACGAAACTGGCAGGCCTTGGCAACTACCATCTTGATGCAGATGGCGAACAAGGTGCAAGAGTCTTCTGCGCCGCAACGAAACTAGAGCAAGCGAGGCTGCTGCATGAGGCGGCGACGAACATGGTTCGCCGTTCTCCATCACTGCGGAAGCGTATCAAGATCAACAAAGACAACCTCCATGTACTCGACAGCTATTCAAAGTTTGAACCGTTGGCAGGCGACTCTGAAACCTTAGACGGGCTGAATATCTCCGCTGGATTCTTGGATGAGTTGCACGCGCACCTGACGGGTGAACTGAAAGACATCATCGAAACTGCGATGGGAAGCAGGCGACAACCGCTGCTGTGGTCAATCACCACAGCAGGCAAACGTCGTGAGGGTGTGTGCTGGGAAACTCGGCAATATGCAATCGAAACACTGAAAGCATCAGCCAAGGGTATTGAGTGCGACGAAACTTTCGCAGCGTTCATCTATTGCATCGACGAAGGCGATGATATTTTCGATGAATCTGTGTGGGTAAAGGCCAACCCTAACCTCAATATCAGCGTGAAAATCGAGGATATGCGGCGGCTGGCGTACAAGGCTAAGTCGTCAGGGCGGGCAAGGGCGGCGTTTATGCGCCTTCGCCTGGGCGTTTGGACGGGTGAAAGCGACAAAGCTATCAGCGAATTGGCATGGAAAGCGTGTGCTGCCCCTGTGAATATCGCCTTATTACGCAAGAAGAAGGCTCGTTGCTGGGTGGGTTTTGACCTTTCCAGCCGTGTTGACCTCACTGCCCTGGTGCAATTCTTCCCAAACCGTGGCGGTTTTGACATCGTCCCGACGTTCTGGATACCGGAAGACTCAATCAGTGAGCGCGAAATTGCCAACAAAGACCTGATCCTGCAGTGGGTGAAGGCTGGCTACATCAAGACCACGCCGGGCAACATCGTCCGCTATAAGTTCGTTCGTCGTGAAATCAGAGAGATTGCCAAACATTATCGCATCCAAGATATTGCGGGCGATGCGTGGAATGCGACACAGTTCATGACGCAACTGGAAGACGACGGCTTCAATGTTTGGGCAATACCGCAAACGATTCGAGCACTGGCCCACCCAACAAAAGAGTTTGAGGGGATGGTGATAGATAAGAGGTTGCGCCATGGCGGGCACCCGGTGCTGGAATGGAACGCGATGAACTTGGCGTGGAAGGAAGACGAAAGCGGCAACATTCGACCGTCCAAGAAACGTTCATCGGGTAAAATCGACGGCATCATGGCGATGATTAATTGCATCGCCCGTTGGCTCGACCGCAACAACACGGACGGGCCAAGAAATGATCCAAACCGGCAGTCAGGCTTCAAGCTGGAAACGATATGACCTTGTCTTACGGCAACTCATTGGCAACGCACTACGGCAATCAGTCGTCAGCCAGTAGCCGTTCGCTCGAAGACCCCAACACACCGCTTGACCCTGACTTCGATGATGGCGATGGCAGCACAGGCGGCACATCGTTCTTCGACAATGACACCCGCACCGATACGGGCGTAAAGGTGACGCGCAAGATGGCGCTGGGGTATGCGCCTTACTACCGAGCACTCTACTTGCTGGGCGGCGACACAGGCCGCTGCCCGTTCATCGTCCACGAGAAAGTGGTTGAGGACTATGGCGAGGGCAAGACCAAGGCCACAAAGCACCCTGCATACAAGTTGCTTCGTCGTCGTCCTAACCCGTACATGACCGCGAATGTATGGAAGGAAACGATGATCCTCCATGCTTGCGATAAGGGTAACGGCTATTCGTACATCACCCGGGCTGATGGCGTGCCGAAAGAAATCTACTTACTCGACCCTGACCGAACTTGGCCAGTAAGGAAGGATGGCGTTCTCTGGTATGCCCACCAGTTGGATGACGGCAAATGGCGGAAGTTGCCAGCGACGGACATCATTCACATCAAGAATCTGTCGTGGGATGGACTGACCGGCATGGGCTGGCGTACCGTTGGCAAAGAGACGCTAGGCATGGGCATTGCTTCCCGTAAGTTCAGTACGCGATTCTATAAGCGTGGTGCTGTCCCTTCGGTGGTGCTCGAAGTACCTGGGAAGATGACTCCAAAAGTCGCTAGGCAGTTGCGGCGAGACTGGGAGACGTTGCAAGCTGGCCTGGAGAACATGCACCGCACCGCAGTCTTGCAGCAGGGCACGAAGGCGCACACCCTCAGCCAGACTGCACGCGACTCGCAAATGTCCGAGATGCAGATGTTTAACGTCCGCATGACTTCGACTTTGACAGGTGTACCGCCTCACAAGTTGGGCGATCCCACTCGGCAAGGTTACAACTCAGTAGCAGCCGACAACCAAAGCTACCTCAATGAAGCCCTTGATACATGGCTGTCACGATTTGAGGAGGAGTGCGAAGACAAGTTGCTGACTGAGGAAGAGAAGGGCAGCGAATCGCACTGCATCGAGTTTAACCGCAAGATATTCCTGCAAGCCGATCTTGCGGCACGCTATCAAGCGTACGGTGTGGGCAAGCAGAATCGCTTCCTGACCACTAACGAGATTCGAGCCTATGAAAATCTCAACCCGCTTGAAGGCGGCGATGAGTTGGATGCTACCGCTCAAGTTCAGGGGCCAACCCCACCAGCACCAGCCGAACCAACAGCCAAACAGCCAGACCCCGAGCCAGTTGAAGCAGGAGATAACCCCGATGAGTAAGATTCTTCGTTCTTTCGTTCCTGCTTCAGTGCAACCCGTACGACTGGAGAAGCGAGCAGACGGCCAACTACCGCTAATCACTGGCTACGGTGCTGTGTTCTACCGCGACGGCGAGCCAGGCACAGAGTATTGGCTATGGGATTCATTCGTTGAACGCATCGCACCGGGTGCATTCAGCCGGGCTATCAATGAAGACGATGTCCGTGCATTGAAGAATCACGATGTCAACCTCCTGCTAGGCCGTACTTCTGCCAAGACGATGCGACTGAGCGTAGACAACATCGGCTTGAAATACGAGATTGACCCGCCTGACACGCAGGCCGGGCGCGATACTGTCGCCGAAATCCAACGCGGCGACCTGACAGGCTCTTCATTCAGCTTCTCGATTCTCGAAGAAAGCTGGCGGAAGGAAACAAACGACAGCGGCACGATCAACATTCGCACGTTGAACGATGTGCAAGTGTACGACGTGGGGCCGGTGACGTTCCCTGCGTACTCTGGCACGACAACGGGCGTGCGTTGCTACCGTAGCGCATCCAAGCACGAAGCGGAAGAGATCCACGAAACAATCGAGCGAATGTCTCGCAAGGTGGAGATCGTGACTGCTTCGATGGTGGAGGCTCGCTGCCGAGAAATCGAGATCAAGACAGGGCTAAGCAGAAAACGGGGTTAGCCGTGCGCCTTTTTGGCGCGCCGTTGACCACTCTCGAAATAATTTCCCAACTTTTTTCGCTTTTCTACCCAGTGTCGATGCGAACGATGCCAAACGAGCAAAAACGCCTTGCTTTATGGGGTTAACAGCGATGTTGGGTTAAGGCTGATAAGGCTGGTTTTTGCTGTAAGTCTCGATGGCTTATGCTAAAAACCTCAAAAACACGCAGAAAACAGCGGTTTTTTCTTTGGAGTTTTTTTATGGGTATGTCTCTCGCTGACATGAAACGGCTGCTTGACTCCCCCGGATTGTCCTCTGTTGCCCTCGACGGTGCTGCTGTCACGGTCAGTGACACGACTGCTGACCCCAACGGGCCATTCAAGGCTTTGTGGATCGGCGTTACTGGCAATGTGAAAGTCACATCGCCTGGAGGGAACGCAGTTGTCTACACGAATGTGCCCGTAGGCGTTCTGCCGGTGGCTTGCTCTTTCGTGTGGAGCACTGGCACTACGGTGACGACACCAGGAACCAACATCATAGGGCTAAAGTAATGCAAACGGGCATCGGCATCAGTGCTGCTACACCTTCGCCATCACTACTGGTGTTGGGGCGGGCTTCGTCTGCCTTTGATGCAGATGCTGTAGCGTTTTTCACCGCTGCCTCTATCACAGATAACACGCAAAAAACCGCTATCAATGCGCTCGTGTTGGCACTGAAGACGTACTCCATATGGTCTAAGCTCTACGCTCTTTACCCATTCGTCGGCGGTGCTGCTTCTCCTCATAGTTACAACCTTGTGAACCCGGCACTTTACCAAATCTCTTGGACGGGTGGCATTACCCACGACGGCAATGGCATCACTGGCAACGGCAGTACAGGGTTTGGCAATACTGGATTCAACGCTTCAACGAATGGGTTTTCCTCAACAACTGGCGGGTTAGGTGTCTACATCCGCAACAATACTGCCTCTGGCTATGACATGGGGTCAAGCGATACGGCTATCTCGAAGTGCACTGATTTGTCAGCTAGGTACACAGGCGGCACTTCCTTTTTCGGCTTTCATGGCAGTAACGGCAGTGCAGTATCCACCACGAACACCGACTCTAGCGGCTTGCATGTGATGCAGCGAAGTGCAGGCAACATTGAGCTATACCGCAACGGTTCATCGGTGGCATCGTCTGCTGTGATGTTCTCGGGGCTTAGTACCAATGCCGTCTACATCTGCGGTGAAAACCGAGGCGGTTCTGCCATTGAGTTCAGCAACCATAACTATGGTGCTGCCCTCATCCACGACACGCTGACAACCCAGAACAACACCGACCTTTACACAGCTATTCAAGCTTACGAAACAGCACTCAGCAGGAACGTGTAAGACCGCTGCTTAGCCAAACCACCAACCAGAATTCCGCACCGTTGACAATTTGGCCTGACTCTTACAACGAGGTCAGGCCATGCCTTTGACACAGACCAAGCCCAATACGCGCAGTGCATCCGTCATCAAAAAAGAACGGCGGGATGCTGGCGAAAAAGTGCTGGAGATGCAACGTCTCCTGACTGGCGACAAGAAAGACTTCACCGAATCTGAGCAAGCAGAATGGGTGACGCGAAACAAAGCGTACGACGCACTCAACAAAGAATTCAAGATCGCCAAACGGTCTGAAGCTATCGCCGAACAGCAGGGCGAAGCTGACGACGATGGCCGCGTCGGGCGCGATGACTTTCTGCCTCCTGAACTGCTTCACCTCTCGAAGAAAAGCCGCCGATCTGAAGGCGAACGCATTGTACAGACCGCACAACAGCGCGAAGCTGATCAGGGCTTGGTTATCCAAGCGTGGATGCGACGTTCCTCAGGCTTGGAACTGAAGAAAAGCCACAAAGAAGCCTGCCAACGACTCAACTTCAACCCGAACAAGCGTTCGATTGACTTCCGCATGAGCCACGGCGAAAGTCATCGCCGATTACAGCAACCTTACCAGAGCTTTCACCCTTCGCTGGCTGGCGTTCGTGCCCGTCAAATGCTCGAAAGCCGAGGCTTTGGAACTGGCCTGCCCGATAAGGGCGGCGTGCTGACCATGCCTACCTTCGTTCAGTCGGTTGAATTGGCCATGCTCGACTTCTCGGGCATGTTGCAAGTCGCCGAACTGATCCCCACTGACAAGGGTGGTGAGTTCAAGTGGCCGACAGGCAACGATACCAGCAACACAGGCCGCCGGCTGAATGCCGCTGGCACTGTGACGACTGATACGACCACCCCATTCGCTGCAAAGTCGTGGTTCGACTTCAAGTACTCCTCTGACCTCATCAAGGTTGAGCAGGAGTTATTGGAAGACTCATTCGTCGATCTGCCCAGTATCATCGCTGGCATGCTGGGTGAACGCCTGGGCCGAATCTCCAACACCGATTTTACTACTGGTAACGGTGGTTCTGCCCCTGAAGGCATCATTACTGGCACCAGCGCAGGCAAGACGACTGCTTCATCGTCCGCCTTCACTGCCAAGGAACTGATCGACTTTCAGCACAGCGTTGACCCTGCCTACCGCAGTGGCGCAGGGTTCATGATGCACGACGCGATTCTGGCAGAAGTCCGCAAATTACAGGACAGCCAGAACCGCTTCTACATCAACTTCATCGACGGCCTGCGTGAAGGCGTGCCTGATCGACTGCTTGGCTGCCCGATCTACATCAACCAGGCAATGGATAGCACGCTGGCGACCACGAAGAAAATCATGCTCTTCGGCCAGTTGAACAAGTACAAGGTTCGCCGGGTGAACGCCATCCGCCTGTACCGCTTGCAGGAACGCTACCGAGACACCGACGAAGATGGTTTTGTCGCCTTCATCCGACAGGACGGCAAGCTGCTTCAAGCGGGTGTTGCACCAGTCAAGCAACTTGTCATGGTCTAATAATGAACCGTCAACCGCAAATCGTTCGCACCGCCGCCCTGGTCCCAAGCCGGGCGGCAACGGCCTACCCGAAACCACGCCAGCCAAGGAAAACGACAGATGATAAACACAAGCATGCTCAAGTCCGCAAAGATTGTCTCCATCAGCCCTGACGTGGCCGCTGGAACCACCACGATCGAGCCAGTGACGATTGACATGGCGGGGTATCGCTCTTGCTTGATTATCGCCTACCTGGGCGACGTGACGGCAACCGCAGTGCCTCACCTTCAAGCAAAGGCCGCTGACACCAACACCGTAGGCACTGCTATTGCTGGCACTGCTGCCTTGGCCGCTGCTGGTGCATCCGACTACGACGACAAGTTGATGATTCTGGATGTGGTCAACGTCCGTCAGCGTTACCTCAGCCCTTCGCTTGCCCGAACCACGGCTAACGTCGCAGTTAATGGCATCATTGCCATCCTGTACGATGCTCGTAATGTCCCCGTTACTCAGGGTAGCGATGTAATCGACGGCACTTCGCTTTCAAACCCCGCTGCTGTCTAACGAGGTGGCGAGAATGCACCTCGAACTGTTGAACGTATCATCGGCGGACATCATCCCCATTGTGGAGATGTCCGCCTTTTTGCGTGTTGATGACCCAACGCAGAACGCCGAAATTGCCCGGCTGGTGAAAGCCGCTATCACCAAGTTCCAAGAGTGGACAGGGCGACAGTGTTTGACCGCAACGTACAAGATGACGTTGCGTAGTTTCCCCCGTTGCTGGGGTGCTATCCGCATTCCTAAGCCGCCATTCTCTTCTATCACCAGCGTCGGCTACTATGCCACCGCAGGTACACTCACCTATCTAGCTGAAACGACCGGCTATCAGGTAGCCAAGGGCGACAGCTTTTACGAACTATGGCCGCCTACTCAAGGTTTCTGGCCATCGTGCGCACCTGGGCTGGCGAACGGTGTCGAAATCGTCTTCACCTGCGGGTATGGCGTGCAGCGAGACAGCTTTGATGAGGATCTGATTCATTCGCTCAAAGTGCTGGTAGCACACTGGTATGAAAACCGGGAAGCAGGCGACTTACCAGACTTCATCATCAATCTCTGGCAACAGTGGCACACCGGGGAGCAAGGGTAATGGCTGACCTTGTGACCAAAGCCGCTGAACTGCGCGATCGGGTGACAATCCAGCATTACATCGAGAACCAATCTCAAACAACTGGTGAACTCACCTACGATGATTCCGCTTGGGCGACCGAGGCCGAAACATGGGGCGATGTCCAAACGCTTTCAGGCCGCGATTACGTTCTAGCACAGCAGTCTGGTTACGTCGCCAGCCATCGTGCCAGACTTCGGTATCGAGTTGGCATCAACATCAAGACTACGCGATTTATCGTAAAGGGCGTCAAGCTCTACGTGGTGCATGTCAACAACGAAGGCGGGCGTAGTGCTCGCCTGGAATGCCTCTGCCGATCTGCGGAAACGATGGGGGTGTAGTCGTGGCATTCGCATTCCAAGCACGCATCGAAGGCGTGGAAGCCTTGCAAAAGATGCTCAAGCAGTTTACTCCTGCTTGCCAACGTCGCATCCTTCGCCCTGCCCTGAATAACGAAGGGACGAAGGTGCTGAAAGCCGCAAGGCGAAATATCAACCCTGACACCGGGTTGCTTCGTAAGTCGTTAGGCAAGAAAACCAAGACTTATCCTGATGGTGGCGTTGTAGTTATCGTCGGGCCTCGCTACGGGTTCAAGCAAGTTATCAAAGGTAAAGGCAAGAATCCAGTCAACTATATGCACCTGGTTGAATTCGGTGCAAGGCCGCACTTTCTTAAAGGCGTGGCTGGCAAGTTGCAAGGTTCTATGCGTGGCCGGCGTGGCCGATGGGTAAAGACTTACAGCAATAGGCATTACACAAAGCACATGCACCCAGGCGCACCTGCACAACGACCCCTAAAACGGGCTGCTGAGTCTGCCCTTGTGGGCGCAGCGCAGAGAATGGCTAACCGTATGGCCATCGAAATCGAAAAGCTGGCCGCTAAAGGGAAACTCAAAACGGGATCATGATGCCTACTGTCCTAGTCAATGCTGCTGAAGAAGTGCTTGTCCACTTGCTGAGGGTCAGCGAGACGGTGCAGGAACTTGTCGCTAACCGCATTGCACCTGACCAATTGCCTATCGACTGGAAGGATAAGACTTCCATTGTTTATGAACTGCAATCAGACAGGCGGCAACGGCTTGTAAATGGCACAGAGACAGGCCTGATACATACCCGATTTACCATCTATTGCATCGACCGCAACCGCGGTAGAAGCCGCATCCTCGCTAAGGCTGTGCGTGATGCCATTGCCGTAAACGAAACGCAAACCATCGCAGAAGTCAGAGTCCGCCAGGTGTTCGTCACTGATGGCGAACGCGACGAATCATTGCCCGGTGCAGATGGCGTAGATGCCCCTGAACGATACCGCGCACTTGACTGCGTAGTCCACTACCGAACATAAGGAGCCGACACTATGGCAAACGACCAGACCATTTCAGCCGGGTGCACGATCAAGTACAAGACGACCAGCGGCGGCACCTATGCAGCCATTGAAAGCGTCACATCGTTCAAGCCGGACAATATCAAAGTCGGCGTCATCAATCTGAAGCGAGCTTTGCAAGACACTAGCCGCTGGAGAAACAAGCGGGCGGGCGATCCCGAAGCTGGGCAAGTTGTGGTCGAATGTGTTTGGAATAAGACCGAGTACGGGTTAGTCCGTGGTTGGGCTGATTTACGCACAGAAGGCTTGTACTTCCAACTCGAAATCGACGACGAAACGACCAAGTCTAAGTGGGAACGTATCGGCTTTGTCTGTGACGTGAAAGAGCCAGAAGTGGTGCAAGGCGAAGAAGGTGGCGAGGAAACCGTCTGGGCGTTCACCATCTGCATCACTGGCGAGCCTACTTACACCGCTGGTTCATAACAGGAGCATCGACCGATGGCTGCTTTGAAACGAGAAGACTTCAAGAGTAAGCACAGCACTAAGGCTACCGTAGTGGGCACTGTCACGGTGCCTGCTATGGGTGGCGATGTGTCTATCTGCAAACTGTCCGCAGGCGGGCGGGACAGGGTGTCGTCTGCCTTGATGGGCTTAGGATCGGGCAAAGACTCAGGCACGTATCGTGCGCGTCTGGTGGTAGAGACTGCCTGTGATGAGCATGGCGTGAAGTTGTTTGCCGATGATGACATCAAATGGTTGGCTGGTTTGGATTACGAAATCCTTGAGCCGATTGTGGATGAAGCGAACAAGCTGAACAAGTTCGATACTCCTGAGGACTTGGAAAAAAACTAACCAGCCGCCCTGACATTCAATTCGGCTATCGGCTGGCGTTGGCGTTTGGGCGGGCTGATGCAGATGACTTCCTTGATGAGTTGCCAGCCGATCAGTTCGACAAGTGGAAAGTGTACGCTGCGTTAGAACCGTTTGGAGCCAGGGCGGACGACGAACGAAACGGGTTGGCAATCGCAGTGTTTGCCAACGCGAACCGGGACAAGAAAAAGAAGCGGGAGCCATTCACTGCGGCGGACTTTATGACGTGCAAATCGTTGAAGACTGCCAAGAAAAAGCCACTCCCACTGAGAGTGCAACGCGAGCGGATGGAAGCCTACTTAGGGAAACCGAATGGCTAGTATCGCCAAACTTGCTGTGATCCTTTCGGCTGTGACAAAGCCGCTGGAAGACGGGTTGAAAGGTGCCCAGTCTAAGCTGTCTTCGTTTGGCAAGGGGATGAGCCATGGCGCAGGCATTGGCTTGGGCGTGTTAGGGTTGGACAAAATCGAAGGGGCGATGAAGAAGGCATTGAAAGCCAGTCCTGAACTGGGCGATGCTGCGGAGAAGGTAGAGCTTGCGTTCGGGCGTGCATTGGTCAGCCTGACAGGTATGAGCCAATGGTTGCCACAGCTAGCAAAGGATGCAGACGGGTTTGCCAGCCGGGTAGAAGAAGGTTTCGTCATGCAGGAAGTGAAAGAAGGGCTGTTATGGATCTGGGAAGCATCCAAGAATGGCAACGCTGCTGCTGCTGATGCCAGGGCGAAAGAGTCGCGCGACTACTTCAACATCATGAAGATCAGGGAGAAGGGGCTAGAGCGAATCGCAGAGTTGGAGTTCAAGCGGAAGATGGCAGCACATGAAACGCATCGCATCCAGACGATGGGCACTGAGCAGATGGGGGCGATGGTTGAAAGCCTACACAGCAAGCGTGTCGGGCTAGACCCTGACTACGAAAAGAACATGATCCAAGCGATGCGAAAGGATGCACCGAACAGTATCAACATGATGCTGATTGACTACGAACTGAAAGAGATTGCCGTCCTCGAAGCCAGGAAGAAGGCCGAGGAAGAAAAGAACAAGATGATCGAGGAAGGCAAGTCGCTGACAGAAGCGAACTTCACGCCGATGGAAAAACTGGCGAGCGAGCAGGAGAAGTACAACAAACTGCTTGCTGCTGGCGCGATCGACATGAACACATACAACCGTGCTATTAAAGCCCTGACACCCGGGCTGAAAGAAGTGGAAGACATCCAGAAGGAAATCTTCAAACTAGAGAACGGCGAACTTGCTGCCAAGCTGAAAGACATGAAGGAAGGCGGCGCGTCTGATGCTGTCTTGAAGCAGTATGAGAAAGAGTACAACCGGCTGGAGAAAATGAAGAAGGATCAGGAGGAGTTGGCGAAAGAGGATGAGTTGGAATCAAAGGATTTTGCCGACAAACCAGAACAGAAGTTTGCAGGAGCCATCGAAGCGGGAAGTGCAGAAGCTTACTCTGCTGCGATCCGGGCGCAGGCTGGAATGCGTGACGATGGTATGTTGACCGTTAACCGCAACCAACTGCAAATCAGCAAGGAACAATGGGAGATACAGAAGCAGATTCTGAAAGCCCAGGGTGATGCTACGAAAGCATTTGAAGCGTCGAAGCCGTTTGCTCGTATGTCGCTAGGAGGTGGCAACTAATGGCTATCCTTAGTGTCGTCGAATACAAGCGTGATTCAGCTCGGCAACTCAAGCAAGACGGGCCATACCTCGTTCCGGCTGAAGAGTCTACACGTTACTTTCAGGTTAACGTCGATGATCCAGCCACACCGCATTCAGATATTTATGCTCATGCGGATATACCGAAACTCTTCCAACCGCACCCCGAGAATGACAGCGTCATCGTCAAGAAGGTGACACCTAAGCAGGGCGACGACGAAGAAAGCTACGTCATCGAAGTGCAGGTAGACTACGACGATGAGTACACCGGAGAAGACCCCGAGGAGCCGGAAGACAATAACCCGCTCAACAGACCTACCGTGATTCGTGGTGGGTTTGCCGAGTACGATCAGGTGATGGTGGTCGATGTAAACGGCACGCTGATCCGCAATAAAGCGAAAGATTACTTCGACCCGCCAGTAACACGCAAGGGTGGTGCGCTGCGGTTCAGTATGACGAAGAACTTTGCGTCGCTGAACTTGGCAGTTCTCAAGGCGTACAAAAACGCTATCAACTCAGACGTGTTCTTTGGGCAGGCAGCACGAACGGTGCGAATCGCAAACATCACGTTCGATAGAAACGTCGAACAGATGCGCATCTCTGACGAAGAGACAACCACCATTGTTTACTTCTCCATGACGTTTGAATTTGAGTTAGCCGAGGAAAGTATCGGCGATGGCACTTGGCGGAAGTACATCCCGAACCGTGGATTCAGGCATTTAGTATCTGGTGTGCTGCTTCCTCTCTACGAAAACGATGGCCTGCGACTTAGCGAGCCAGCGTACCTCAAGACTGATGGAAGCTTTGAGCCAAACCCCGACAACGTGAACTATTGCACCTTTGACGTTTACCGCGAACTACCCTTTGCAGCCCTTGGGTTGCTCTAACAGGAGGCTAATCTATGGCATTGCAGACCATCCCTAATGATGTTTACGTTGATGGCAACTTGTCATCGAAGACATTCACGCCAGCATCAGGCTCTATCGGCAACTCTGCTATTGCTGCGTTGGCTGGTATCGCTGCTTCTAAACTTCAGAAGCGAACCTACGCCGATCATGCCCAGGTGCATGGATCGGCAGCAACCAGTCAGCGAATTGTGATCCACCGGGTGAAAGGTGCAACAGCCACTATCAATTCGTTCAAGTGCCTAACGTCGGTGCTGAATATTGGTGCTGCCACGATCAGCGTGCAACTGAAAAAGAACGGCAGCAACATCCTAAGCAGTGCAACAGTTCTCGACACCAGCAACACCGCGTTCATTGCTGAGGATGCAGCCGGCTTCACCTCGCAGGCACTTGTCCAAGGCGATGTGCTAGAAGCCGACATCACAGCCACAGCAGGCGGCGGCACACTCGGGCAAGGCTTCTACTGTGTTGCCGAGATTGACGAGGATGCAGTCTAGTGGCAACGTCTGACGAACTATTGGTAGGCTTCGACCAGAAGACAGCGGAACGGGTGCTGAAGGCTACCCGTTCTGTTGAGTCGATGGGCGTTGGTATTGATGGATCGCGAACAAGACAAACCTTCTCTATCGTGCAAATCGTCGTGCCTCGCTCCGGGCCTGATGGAAACGGGCTTTATACCTGCGATATTTACGTTGTTAATGACCCGACGACCGGCACTTACACCCAAGTTGTCACCGGGAAGAAGATGCGCCTACTCCCTGCGAGCCTCTAATGGCGTTGACGCTAAACAAGGCATACGTTGGGTTGCGTGCATCCATCAGCGGTGATGCGTTGGTATTTCTGCCGCAGGAAGGCTTCTGTGATGGTGTTATTCTCAACACGCCATACATCGGGTTGCGTGCTGCAAAGGATGACGGGGAGCTAGTATTTCTAGTCGGCGACCAGAAGGTAAACGGTGCTGGCAACCTGATCATCGACAAGCCATATATCGGCTTGCTGGCTGGGCAAGATAACGGCGTGCCGGTGTATGTGATTCAAG